TGTAGTGTGCCTGCTTCCTCAAGCCTATTCTAACAATTTTTGACTTGCTGCGTTAGAGGCACTGTGTTTCATTCCCTTTGGTGCCTTGGAGCGCAGCGGAAAGGAATGGTCATAAAAATGAACACCCTGGTATGACGGATGCAGAGATCGCGGCAAAGTGATTTGTGTGCAGCTCGGCAATTTTTATGTGGAGAAAAAGGCACGGGCTGGTATCCCGTGTTAGGCGGAAAGGAGAGCTTGCGGATGTACATTGTGAGCGCGAATCAGTCCCAGGTGGTTGATTCGACTTTTGTGGAGCGTTTTGTCCTGGTCGAGAAGTCTGATGCGGTGATCTTAGCGGCAAGTTACAACGACACGCGCCTGCCTGTGACCCTGACCAAGTTCCGCACGATGAGCGAGGCACGCAATACCCTGTTAGACCTCGCAAACGCATTGGGCGGCGGCCAGACGGTATACCATCTGCAGGACTATCTGGCGGATGGGAGCATGACCTGGAATCGGGATGCGCGGGTCAAAAGGAGAGGAGGGTCCTGATGGACATTGATAAGCTGATTGAGGCCGTGAGACTGTGCGGCAGCTCGCCAACAATCTATCAGTGCGAGGCGTGTGCCTACTATACGGGCGGAGATATGGGGGCGTGTATACCGGAGATGACGGCACAGGTTGCCGAAGCCCTCTCCGCTCTCAGGGGCGAGCTAGAACAGGTGAAGAGACAGCGGGACGCGGCTGTGGCGGACATTGAGGGTCTACTCGACCGAGTAGAGCAAATCCGGCAGGGCTACGGCATTGAGGACGAGACCGCGGATAATAAGTTGGCCACGCTGTGCGAGGAATACTGCACCGGTACGGGAACTAATTGCTATAAGCCTGGCAGAAGATACGAGTGCAAGAGTTTCTGGTGGCGCGGACTGAAGGAGGGGCAGGAGAAGTGAAAAGACTGACAACGGACAATCAAGACCATATTTTTGCACCGCTTAACCTGTTTTACGCAAAGGGCAATGAGGTATGGGTGCGAGGCGGTGGCCCGGAGCCGAACTATGACGACACGACCCTTGTGGAGTTAATCCATCGGGCAGCCAGGGCTCATGGGTTAAATATTACGGTAGATGAGCCAGAGTCACTGGTTGATGAGATGTACGACGCCATGTTTGATGGCGTGGATACAGTAGAGGGGATCGTGGCCCTGCTGCATACTGCGGCAATCCAGGCAACAGAGATGAGGCACAGGCTTATGTCCATTGAGGACATCCTGGGCGATGAGTACGACCTGGACCGCCTCCGCGAACTGGCCCAGGCGGACAGGGATGGAAAACTTCCGAAGTACACCATAGGCGATATAATCTATGACCGCTTTGGAATGGCATGGACAGTAGACAGCCTTGAATATGTCCAATGTACTTATGAGAAAAAGTGGCTGTATCGTTGCGGGTACCCTGGAACAGACGATTATAGAGGCTTGTATCAGGATGAAGTTTTGACTCGCGCCGAGGCCGAGGCCGCACTACGGAGGGAGCAGGAATGAAGGAGTACATAGAGAGGACGGCGGCTCTTGATATCTGCCAGAAAGAATATGAAGATCGGCTTAGAATGGCAGACTATTGCGGCGATACCGTGGCTTGGGATATTGGCGGAGCAATCAAAGGCATCCCCGCCGCCGACGTAGCTCCTGTGAAGCACGGGGGATGGATTGTCTCTGAGGTGAATTTTGGGTATTGCGATATTATCCAAAAAGAATATACCGCCAAGAAATATACCTGCTCTGAATGTGGATACGAAACAGGCGATCAGGCAGAGAAATTTGCTTGTTGTCCAATCTGCATGGCTTGCATGGATAAGGAGGCCGCCGATGAAGACTAAACAATGCTGCGCCACCTGCGCATGGTACGAGGACTTTCAGGGTGTGTGCTATAACGGGCCCACACCGAACTGCGAATACTTTATGGAGCCGGACCAGTGGTGCAAAGAGTGGGAGAGAAAGGAGGATGAACATGAGCGAGTGGATTAGCGTCAAGGAGAGGCTGCCGGAGGATGACCCGGAGATAAAAAAACACATAGAGGGTGATTCGTTCAGCTTTTTGACCGTCCTTGTGTATAACGGAGTTGTAAAGCAGACTAACCGATTCTTTTGTAATGCGCCAAAATTTGGATTGCCAAAAACAAACGGATGGGAATGGGCATCCCTAAATGTCACCCACTGGATGCCGCTGCCGGACCCGCCCAAGGAGGAGCACACATGACCGAACGCCAGAGAGAGATTGTGCTGGGATACGCCGAGTGCAGCATGAATGCGGTGGAAACGGGGCGGAAGCTGTATTTAAGCTACGTGACCGTGGGGTATCACCTGAACCAGATCAAGAAAACGACCGGGATTGATCCGAGATCCTTTTATGGGCTGTGCAAGCTGGTGCAGATGGCCAAGCAGATCGGAGGGTAAACGTTGAATTGGAAATTTGAAGCAATAGACAAACTGAAAGGGTACGAAGCTCACAAACTGGCACTAGAGAATATACCACGTGAAATCAGGAGACTGGAGATTTCTGCGGAGAGTATTCGCAGTGCAATTACCGACGAAACGCCGGTGGCTGGCGGAGGCAGCACACGTGAAGACGTCATGCTGTCAAATATTGTACATCGGGATGAGCTGGAACGTACGCTGAAACAGGCACGGTCCTGGGTAAAACAGGTGGATGACAGCTTGGCTGTTCTGGACGATGAGGAGCGTTTGACATTGGAGCGATTTTATATCCACCGGACGAAGGGCGGCGTAGACAGGCTTTGCAGTGAGCTTGGATTGGAGAAAACGGCAGTGTATGGCCGCCGAGATAAAGCGCTGCGACACTTCACTCTTGCATTGTATGGGACAATGGAGACTTAAAAATGCGGAAAAAAACCGGAAGATTTTTTGCCGCAGATGTGTTATGCTGATACAAACGAGATTGTGGAGAGGCCCCGCCGGGCGAGAACTGGCGGGGTTTTCTCATGCCCAGGAGGAGGCGAGTGCGTGGGGCGGAAAAGAAAATTTAAGAGCGCAAAAGAGCTTGAAGAAGCTTGGAGCGGATACAAAAAGGACTGCAATGAGCGGTATGTTCTGACCCACGATTTCAGCTCGAAAAACAGTGAGTTCGTCAGTGCGGAATTAAAGCGCAGCGTCACATACACGATAGAGGGCTTTTGCGCATTCTCAGGAATTTCGCGGGCGGATTTCTATGCAAACTATGCGGAGAATGAAAAATATAGTGACACGGTTACGCGCATGCGCGAGGAGTGCGAGGTGGACACCCGTGAGAAGCTGGAGCTCGGGGTGATCCCTACGCAGTTGGCGGGGCTCTGGATGTCACGGTACGGTTATACCACCAAGACGGAAGCCAGCGTATCCGGCGGGATGCCGGTACAGATTGTGGATGATATTGATGACTAAGGTTTCGGAGCTGATCGCACCGGCCTTCCACTGCGTCCACCGTGATGTGGCGGCAGGGAGGCACACCCACTACTGGCTGCCCGGCGGGCGGGGTTCCTGCAAGTCCTCCTTCGTGGGGATAGAAATCCCCATGGGCCTCATGCGGGACGCCCAAAAGGGCGTGATGAGCCACGCCGTGGCCCTGCGGCGCTATGGCGTGACCCTGCGGGAGTCGGTCTATGCCCAGCTCCTGTGGGGCATCAACGCCCTGGGGGCGGCGGACTACTGGACGACCGGCGTGTCGCCCATGGCGCTCACCTACTCGCCCACCGGGCAGCGCATCCTGTTCCGGGGGGCCGACGACCCGATGAAGGTCAAATCCATCAAGGTGGACAGCGGATATATCAAATACGGCTGGTACGAAGAGGTCAACGAGTTCGAGGGCGAGGAGAAGCTGCGCAGCATCAACCAGTCGCTGATGCGGGGTGGAGCGGACTTCGCCTTTTTCTACACCTTCAACCCGCCCCGCAGCGCCCGGAGCTGGTGTAACCAGTACGTGGGAGCACCCCACCCGGACACGCTGGTACACCGGACGGACTACCGCACGGTGCCCCGGGCCTGGCTGGGAGAACAATTCCTGCTGGAGGCCGAGCACCTGCGGGAGGTTAACCCGATGGCCTATGCCCACGAGTACCTGGGAGAGGTGACGGGCACCGGCGGCGAGGTTTTTGACAATGTGACGCTGCGGGCGATCCCGGACGAGGAGATCGGGCGGTTCGACCACATCCGCCGGGGGCTGGACTGGGGCTACGCCACCGACCCGCTTGCCTACAACGAGGGACATTACGACAAGACGAGGCGGCGGCTCTATCTCTTCCGGGAGCTCCACCAGGTACGCCTATCCAACCGGGAGGCGGCCAGGCGCATCCTCCCATGGGCGGGGAGCAACGGGCGGATCGTCTGCGACTCCGCCGAGCCCAAAAGCATCGCCGAGGTCCGGGACTACGGCCTGCGGGTGGTGGGCGCGCGGAAAGGACCCGACTCGGTGGAATATGGGCTCAAATGGCTCCAGGACCTGGAGGAGATCGTCATCGACCCCGCCCGCTGCCCCGAGACGGCGAAGGAGTTCACCGGCTACGAGCTGGATCGGGACAGAGACGGCAACTTCAAGGCGGGGTTCCCCGACCACGACAACCACCACATCGACGCCGTGCGCTACGCATGTGAGGACGATATGACCGGCCCGGCGCTGAAGATTTTGAGGTGAGAATATGACCTATACACAGACCGAGCTGGTGAGCGCAGCCCTCTCCGGCCCGGCGAACGCGCCCATGACACTTGCCCAGATCGTGAGCGAGGAGATCCGGGAGTTCCTGCGCTCACCGCAGTATCGGGAGCTGCTGGAGGCCGACGCTTATTACCGCAACCGCTCCGACGTGCAGCGCAAGACCAACGACATCAAGGAGCGCTCCAATGCCAGGATCGAGCATCCCATTTACCGGAAGCTGGTGGACCAGAAGGTGCGCTACCTCCTGGCCCGCCCCTGGGCGGTGGAGACGGAGGACAAGGCATACGGGGAGGCGCTGGAGACGTTGTTCGACGCGACCTTCCGGCGCAAGGTTAAATCTCTGGGGCGGGGCGCGGTCAAGTGCGGTGTGGCCTGGCTCCAACCCTACATCGGCGAGGCCGGGGAGCTGTGCTTTCTGCGCATCCCCGCCCGGGAGCTGGTCCCGCTGTGGAAGGACACGGAGCGGAGCGAGCTGGACGGCTTTATCCGTTTTTACCCCCAGGTGGTCTACGTGGGCCGGGACAAGCGGGTGATCCACCGGGCGGAATATTGGTTCTCCGGCGGCGTGCGGTGGTTTCTATGCACCGACGGCTCGGGGGAGTATCGGGTGGACACCGGACACGGCACGGAGGCGGGGGGATGGACGGAGCCCCACTTCACCCTGGGGGGCAAGGGTTACAACTGGGAACGGCCTCCCCTGGTGTGGCTGCGCTATAACGAGGAGGAGCTGTCCCTGTGCCACTATGTCCGGGACCTCATCGACGACTACAACTGGCAGACCTCCGTCACCGCCGACGTGCTGCGGGATGTGGCCAAGTTCGTGTACATCCTGAAAAACTACGGCGGGGCCGATCTGGATGAGTTCGTGCGGGACCTGCGGCAGTGTCTGGCCGTGAAGGTAGAGGGCGACGGCGGCGTGGACAAGCTCCAGGCCGACCTGGACGTATCGGCGGTGATGAGCTTCCTGGACGCGGAGCGGCGAGACCTCTTCGACTTCGCCTCCGCCGTGGACACCAAGGACCCGGAGCTGGGCAACGCCTCCGGCTCGGCCATCGGCTTCCGGTACATGGATCTGGACGCCGACTGCGCCGACCTAGCCGACGAACTCCAGGACACATTCCGGCGGCTCAAGCCTTTCCTGGACACCTGGCTCCAGGCCACGGGCGCGGGGGACTTTTCAGACAGTACATTCTCCATCGCCTTCAATATGGACCTGCCGGTGAACGAGACCGATATCATCGCCAACGTCAACGCAAGCGCCGGACTACTGTCCCGGCGGACCCTGCTGGAAAACCATCCCTGGGTCAAGGATGTGGACGGGGAGCTGGAGGCCGTGGAGGCCGAAAAGCGACAGGAGCTGGAGCGCTACGGCGCGGGGCTGTTCGACGACCACGGCGGCGGGGGCGGGTTGAATGGCGGCGAATAAGGACTACTGGGCGGCCCGGGCCCTCCAGCGGGAGGCGGAGGCCTACGCCAGAGGGGCGGAGCTGTCCGCCAGGCTGTACGACGCCTACCAGACGGCCCTGCGGGACCTGCGCCGGCAGATCAACGACTTTTACGTGCGCTACGCCAGAGAGAACCGGCTGACCTACGCCGAGGCCGTAAAAGCCCTGACCCGGGCGGAGGCCAGAGAGTGGAAGGCCACGCTGGGAGAGTGGGTGGAACGGATCAACGCCGAGTCGGACCCGGAGATCAAGGCCCGGCTAAAGGCGGAGCTGGACGCGCTGTCCTACCGGAGCCGGATGGACCGGCTGGAGGCGCTGTGCGGCCAGATGGAGATGACGCTGGACGAGCTGTGTGCCCGGTGCATGCGGGAGACGACGGAGGAGTTCGGCGAGGCATACCGGGAGAGCTATTTCAAAAAGTCCTTCGACATCCAGCAGCGGGCGGGGCGCATCTGGGACGTGGCGGGCATCGACGCAGGTATGGTGGAGAACGTGCTGTCCTACCCGTGGAGCGGCGCCAACTTCTCGGACCGGCTGTGGCAGAATAAAACGGCCCTGCTTTTCCACCTCCGGCAGGACCTCACCCAGGGGCTGATCCGGGGGACGGGGATTGGCTCCCTCTCCAAGTCGCTCTCGGAGCGGATGGGGCAGAGCTATAAGGCCGCCGAGCGCGTGGTGCGCACCGAGCTCAATCACTTCCACAACGAGGCGGACAAGGCCGCCTACCAGGCGGCGGGCATCGAGTGGTATGAGTTCATGGCCACCCTGGACAGCCGGACCTGCGCCGTCTGCGGGGCGCTGGACGGGAAGCACTTCAGGGTGGCCGAGGCGCAGACCGGCGTGAACTATCCGCCCATGCACCCCAACGACCGGTGCACCACCGTAGAGTGGGACCCGGATGAGGCCGAGGACTGGGCCGCCGCCGGAGAGAAAATGCCGGAGCGCATGACCTATGAGGAGTGGGCGGCCCGGCAGGCGGAAGTGGGTAAGAGTGCCGGCGCAAGCAGCACAAAACCGGATAAGCCCGCAAAGCGGTACACTGATATCACTGGGGAATGGTATCCGGTAGCCATCCCAGGAAGCCATACCGTGCAAGACCTTTCCTCCTACACAGTCAAGGGCATTACATACGCCGTGGATGGCCACAACGTTGTGCTCGACTATTCCGCTCATGAAAAAGAAATCGCCGAGCTTCTCGAAAGAGAAGTCGGCGGGGAGATTTACATGGTTCCAAGGGTCAATAATCCGCAGGGTGTGTCTACTCCGGATTATTTGTTCCACGGCGAGGCTTACGATTTGAAAACGATTGGCAAAAACGCAGGGGTGAACACGATATTTAATCGAGTGAAAAAAGCAGCGGGGCAGGCCCGGGGGTTCATCATTGATGTGACCAGCTCTGGGCTTGACGACGACACAATTCATGAGCAGATTGAAAAATTGTTCAATCGTATCGATACGAATTGGGTGGAGGAAGTGGTCATAATACGCGCTGGGGCGATTGTTCGAGTCGTGAAAAGGGCATAAGAAAAAGCCGACACACCGTCTCGCCCTTCGGAGAAGGGGTCGTGGACAGCGACCGGCTCTTGTCTAATTATATATCACACTTCCGCAAAAAATGCAAGCGTAAACAGGTGATTTTAAAAAGGAGGCAAGGCATATGATTTGTCCATACAATCGAAAGGCAGAGAAGCAGGTCCTCCAAGTAACGAATGAATACGACGAGGACGGCAAGGCCGACAATACACAGCAGATTATGTCATGTGAATTTACAATGATGGAGTGCCCCCAAGAGGGATGCGCCGTCTGAGAGACGGACGCTGCCGCTATGCGGCGGTCAGCCTGGACAACTGTTGATGAAAGCACCTGAGAGGGTGCTTTTTTCATACCATTTTGGGCTCCCTGTCCCAGACCAACAGGGGCGGCAATGAGCGTGGAAGTCGCTATAGAAACAGCCAGAGAGGAGACACACATGATCATCGAGAGCGTTAAAACCCTCCTGGGGGAGGAACTGTCCGCACAGGTGGCGGAGGCCCTGAAGGGCAAGGGCAAGGACGGAAAGGACGTGGACCTGGTCGTCGGAAACGACGGGAGCTATGTCCCGGCGGAGAAGTACGACGGCGAAAAGCGCCGGGCGGCGTCTGCGGAGACTGCGCTGCGGGCTGCGGCCGACGCCGTGAAGGAGCTTGGCGGCTCCGGAGACCCCGCCAAGCTGGCGGATGACGCCAAAGCCGCCAAGAGTACCATTGATACCCTGAAAACCGACCACAGGAAGGAGCTCTCCCGCATCCAGAAGGACACCGCGGTGCGCATGGCTCTGGCCGGGCGGGTCCACGATCCCGCCGACGTGCTGGGCCTGCTGGACCTGGAGAAGATCCAGATCGGCGAGGACGGAGGGCTGAAAACCGATCTGGAGGGCCTGCTCAAGCCCATTCAGGAGGCCAAGCCCTACCTGTTCAAACTCGATCAGGAACCGGCGCAGCCGCCCCTGAAGGGGGCACAGCCCGCACAGCCCACGGGGGGAGAACCCCCCAAGGACTACACCATGGAGGAACTCGGGAAGCTCTCCATGGAGGAGTACGCGGCCTACCGCGAAAAGCAAACCGGATTCCCGAAAAACTGAAAGGAGATAACACAATATGGCAAACACATTTCTGACCCCCAGCGTCATCGCCCGGGAGTCCCTGATCGTCCTGGAGAACAACCTGATCGCCGCCAATCTGGTCCACCGGGACTACTCCGATGAGTTCGTACAGGTAGGCGACACCGTGACCATCCGCAAGCCCGCCAAGTTCACGGCCAAGAACTTTACCGGCTCCATCATCCGGCAGGACGCCTCCGAGGGGAGCGTAGCCGTGAAGATCGACCGGCACCGGGACGTGTCCTTTGAGGTGACCAGCAAGGAGATGACCCTGGACATCAAGGACTTTTCCACCCAGCTCATCGCCCCCGCCATGCGGGCCATCGCCCAGGCGGTGGACGAGGACATCCTCAACGAATGCGCCAACATCAGCGCGTCCGTGACCGCCACCGCGTCCCCCACCAATCTGGCGGACATCGCCAATCTGTCCAAGACCCTGGACATCGCCAAGGTCCCCCTGGATATGCGCCGGCTGGTGCTCAACCCCACCCACAAGTACCGCTACGCCCTCACCGACAACCTCTCGAAGGTGGCCTACGCGGGCAACGGAGAAACCCTGCGCAACGCCGAGCTGGGCCGTGTGTACACGCTGGACACCTACATGGACCAGAACTGCCCCGACACCCTGGCCTCCGCCGCAGGCTCCGCCACCGCCTTCAAGGTGAGCGGCACGAAGGGGGAGGCCAAGGTGTCGCTCTCCAGCGTCACCGCCGCCACGGCCACCGTGAAGAAGGGCGACTGCTTCATCCTGGACGGCTACCGCTACCACTTCACTGCCGACGCCACCGCAGCCTCCGGCGCAGTGGCCGAGGTGGGCATCGACGCCGAGCTGGTGAAGGATTACACCAACGCCGACGCCTATTTGGCCTCCAAGCCCCACTCCCTGGCCTTCCACCGCAACGCCATCGCCCTGGTCACCCGCCCCCTGGCTCTGCCCATGGGCGCGGCCAACGCCGCGATCATGAGCCACGACGGCCTGGGCGTCCGGGTGGTGTACGGCTATGACCAGGACACCAAGAAGGACACGGTCTCTCTGGACATCATCTACGGCGTCAAGACCCTGGACGAGACCATGGCGGTGAAACTGGTGGGCTGAGATGGACCGCCTGGATGAACGGCTGGCCCTGCTGAAGGCGCTGCTTGGGATCTCCGGGGCGGAAAAGGACACGCTGCTGGAGTTCGCCCTCCGGACGGTGGAGGACCGCGTACTCGGCTACATCCACTGGGATACCCTGCCCGAAGGGCTGGAGCGCCCCCTGGTGCTGATGACGGCCGCCTACTGGAAGGGGGCGGCGCTGGGCGGCGAACAGACCGCCGCGGGGCCGGTGGCCTCAGTGAAGCGGGGGGACGTGTCCACCTCCTTCGCGGTGAGCGGCGGGGCGTCCGCCACGGCGGGGACCTTTGACCTGGCGGAGGGCGGGACCTTCTTTGGCTGGCGGGAGACCCTGAATTGCTACAGAAAGCTGAGGCGGTGAGGCATGGGCTTCGGAAACCCGGGGGCGGAGCGCGCCGCCATTGAGGGCACCTATGAGGATACCGCGGTGATCTCCCGCATGGAGGCGGTACAAGACGGGGAGCTGACCCGGCCGAGGCCAACGGCGGTCTATACCGGCGTGGCATGCGCGCTGTCCCGGGACGGCGCGGACGGCAGCGGGCAGCGCACTCCGCAGAATGAGATCGACTATGACGCCACCCTCTTCCTGGCCCCCGAGCTGGACGTACAGCCCGGGGACCGGGTGGAGGTATCACGGTTCGGGCGGACGTACGCCTACGCCGTGGAGGGGCGCCCGGCGGTCTACGCCACCCACCAGGAGGCGCGGCTGAAGGAGCGTGGCCTGGTGTGAGCGTGGATAACCGTGAGCTGGAGGAGTTCCAGCGGAAGCTTGCTGACCTGAAGGAACAGGTTCCGGAGTTCCTGCGCGCGCTGGCCCTGGGGGAGGGGGTGCACGCCGCCTCGGAGGCCAGGCGCATCTGCAAGGCGGAAGGCATCGTGAACACCGGCAATTACCGGGAAAACTGGCATGCGGGGGACCGGAGGGTGGGGGCGCGCTCCAAGGGCGTCAGCGACGGCTGCAAGGCCCGGGCGCGGGGAAAGACCTACTCCATCGACATCTACAACAACGCCGAGTACGCCAAGCACCTGGAATATGGGTTCCGGTCCCACTTTGTACCGGGCCGGTGGGAGGGGAAAACCTTCGTCTATCAGCCCGGCTTCCCGGGCGGCATGTATGTGGGCCCGAAGGGGGGCTACGTCCGCGGGCATTTCGTGCTCAAACGCGCGGTGCGCCGGACGGAGCTCACCCAGCCCAACCGGCTCAGGCGAAAGCAGGACAAATTCCTGCGGGAGGGGCTGCAATGACACTGAACGAGCTGACCCGGGCGGCTGCGGCCCGCCTGCGGGCACTGTGGCCGGACCGGCCGGTCTATGTGGACGACATCCCGCGGGAGGCGGACGGCTGCCTGTACATCGGGCTGATCGACTCGGAGCAGGGACAGGAGCTGGACCGGCGCTTCAAGCGGTCCGTGAGCTTCCAGATCCTCTACTTTCGGGCCGACCAGGACGCGCTGGCCTACCAGGACTGGGCGGAGGCCCTGTACGACGGATTCCGCACCCTGGAGGCGGGCGGGCGCACCGTGCGGCTCAAAAACCGCAGCGCCCGGAAGAACGGCGAGCAGCGCTGCTATCTGTTCACCTTTGACGCGGACCTCCTCTTCTGGGAGGCCGTGAGCGGGGAGACGATGCAGACGCTGGCGCAAACGATCAACGACAAGGAAGGATAGGTGAGACAGAATGCCTATGGGAGGCGGCACCTTTACGGTGCAAAACAAGATCCTGCCCGGCAGCTATATCAACTTTGTAGGCTATGCCAACGCGGCCACGCTTGGAGCGCGGGGCGTGGCGGCCCTGCCCCTGGAGCTGGACTGGGGGCCGGAGGGCCAGATCTACACCCTGGAGGCGGGGGAGTTCAATCAGAAGGCGCTGGAGGTATTTGGCCACGACCCCGCAGCGGCGGAGCTGCTGCTCATCCGGGAGGCGCTGAAGCGGTGTTCGACCCTGCTGGTGTACCGGGTGAACGCCGGCGGGACCAAGGCCAGCGCCGCGGTGGGCGGCATGACCGTCACCGCCCGGTGGGGCGGCACCCGGGGCAACGACATCAAGGTGGCGCTGCTGGCCAACGGCTCCAGCGGCGTGGATGTGGTGACCTACCTGGACGGCGCGGAGGCGGACCGGCAGACCGTGGCCAAGTCCGGCGGCGCGGCGGAGCTGAAGGCCAACGACTTTGTGACCTTCGGTACGGCGGAGACCCTGACGGCGGCGGCGGCCGCGGCCCTCACCGGCGGAACCAACGGCACGGTGAACACCGCGGCGTACACCGCGTGGCTCACCGCCCTGGAGGTGGAGAGCTTCAACGCCGTGGGCTATCCCGGCACGGACGCTGCGGTCAAGGCGCTGGTGGACGCCTTCGTCAAGCGGCTGCGGGACGAGGACGGACGCAAGGTGGTGGGGGTGCTCTACCAGTACACCACCGCCGACAGCGTCGGGATGCTCAGTGTGAAAAACGGCGTCAAGCTCGCCGACGGCACCGTGCTCACCGGCGACAAGGCTGTGGCCTGGGTCACCGGCGCTACCGCAGGGGCGGAGGTGAACGAGTCCCTCACCAACACGGCCTACGACGGCGCGGTGGATGTGGACGTCAAGTACACCAAAGGGCAGTACGAGGCCGCCATCCAGGCGGGAGAGTTTGTCTTCTACGCCGACAGCGGCAAGGCCCGTGTCCTCTCCGACATCAATACCCGCACCACCTTCGGCGGCGGGGTGAGCGAGGACTGGACCTCCAACCGGGTGGTGCGGGTCATGGACGGCTGGGCCAACGACGTGGCCCGAATCTTCGGGGAACGCTACCTGGGGACCCAGACCAACAGCGACACCGGCCGGGCCCTCTTCAAGGCCGATCTGGTGGCTCTGGGCAAGGAGTACGAGGGCATCGACGCCATCAGCGGCTTTGTGCCCGACGACATCACCGTGCTCCAGGGGAGCGGCAAGCGGGATGTGTCCGTCTCCTGCGCCCTCACCCCCAACGACAGCATGGAAAAGCTGTACATGACCGTGACGGTCCGTTAAGAGAGGAGAACACGAATATGAAGGAACTCAACGGCTGGAATACCATCTCCGGCAAGGAGGGGCGGGCCTACGCCAAGATCGACGGGAACAACGAGGAGATGTTCTGCGCCAAGAGCGTAGAGGCGACCGTGGAGAAGTCCAAGGGGCAGGTGAAGGCCATCGGGAAGCGCATGGTGGGACACAAGACCACCGGCGCGGAGGGCACCGGCTCCATGACGCTCTACTATCTCTCGCCCCTCTTCCGCTCCAAACTGGACGAGTGGAAGCGGACGGGAGTGGACGCCTATTTCGATATGCTGATCGAGAACACCGACCCTGAGTCCTCGGCGGGGAACCAGCGGGTGCTGCTGCGGGGAGTCAACCTGGATTCCACCGTACTGGCCAAGCTGGACGGCGACTCCGACGACCCCCTGGAAGAGGACGCCGACTTCACCTTTGAGGATTTCGAGATCCTGGAGAGCTTCCAGAAGCTTTAAGAAAACCGGGCCTCCCCACCGTTCAGAGCGGGGAGGCTCTCATTTTAACGGAAAGGAGCATGCTCAATGGGCAAGCTGTATGATTTTCTGATGGAGGGCGAGGCGGCGGCCCAGGAGACCGCCGAGGTGCACATCGCCGGATTCCCCTATCCCTTCCTCATCCACTCTATCACCGAGGCCGAGAATAAGGCCATACGCAAGACCTGTCAGAAGGTGAGCTTTGATAAAAGAACCCGGCAGAGAAGCACCGAGACCGACCAGGAGCTGTGTTTGAGCCGGCTGGTGGCCGCCTGCTGCGCCGAGCCCAACTTCAAGGACGCCCAGCTCCAGGCCAGATATGGGGTTGTGGGGGAGATCGAGCTCATGGATAAGATCCTGAAGCCCGGGCAGTTCAACGAGCTGATGACCGCCGTTATGGAGCTCAACGGCTTCTCCGCCAATATGGACGAGCTGAGGGACGAGGCAAAAAACTGATTCGGGAGGGCGACGGCGAGGCGATGTACGCCCACTACGCCCTCCACAGACTGAAAATACTGCCCGGCGCGCTCATGGCCCTCCCCCTGCGGGAGCGGGCCTTTATCTACGCCTCCATCGACGAGCAGGTACAGAACGAAAAACGGGCCGCACGGCGGCGGAAAGGCAGGTGAGCCTGTGTCCATAGCGACCACAATGGTGATCCGGGATCAGATGACCCAGACGCTGAACCGGATGGAGCGGTATACCCGGCAATTGAACGCAGCCCTGCGGGAGACGGGCGTGATCACAGAGAGTGCAAACCCGGGCGGGGCGTATGACCGGGCGTCGGCGTCCATCCTGCGCGCCACCGATCAGGTGGACCGCTTCAACGATCAGCAGACCCAGGCGGAACGGCAGGCCCAGGCAGTGAGCGGGGCCTGGAGCAGAGTCGGCGGGTATGTCAAGTCGGCCGTAGCGGCATTCGGCGTGTCCAAGCTGGTGGGGCTGTCCGACACCGTCGCCGGAAACCGGGCGCGGCTGGAGCTGATCGTGGACGACGGCGGCAGCGTGGCGGAGCTGGAAAACAAAATATTTGCCTCCGCCATGCGTTCCAGGGCGGCTTATACGGATGTGGCTGAGTCGGTATCAAAATTGGGGCTCTTGGCGGGGAAAGCGTTTGGCAGTAATGACGAGATCATCGCGTTTACCGAACTTATGAATAAAAACTTTGCTTTGTCTGGGGCCGACCAAGCGACTAGGTCCGCGGCAATGCGCCAGCTCACGCAGGCCATGGGCAGCGGGCGTCTCCAAGGGGATGAGTATGTTTCCATCACCGAAAATGCGTCCCTGCTGGCCAACGCCATTGAGGACTATATGAGAAACGTGCAGGGGGCCAAGGGTTCCATGAAGGACTGGGCCTCCAAGGGGCTGCTGACAGCGGACGTGATCAAGGCGGCCATGTTCAACACCGCTGACGAGGTGGAGAAGCGATTTGAGAAAACGCCCATGACCTGGGCGCAGGTGGGGACGCTGGCGGCCAATCTTGCCATCAAGGCCCTGGACCCGCTCCTCTCCGCCATCAACTGGCTGGCCAACAACATCCGGATCATCGGTCCGCTGGTGCTGGGACTGGGGGGCGCGTTCGCGGTGTTCCAGATCGCCGCCCACTGGACCGCCATCGCGGGGGCCGTAACGGGGGCGTATCACTTTTGGGTGAACCTGCTGTCCATCGGCTTCGGCGTGCTGAGCGGGAGCTCGGCGGCGGCCTCCGCCGCGGTATTCACCTTCAACTCCGCGCTCCTGGCCTCCCCTATCACCTGGGTGGTGATGGGGGTGCTGCTGCTGGTGGGCGTTCTGTTTGCGGCGGTGGCCGCATTCAACAAGCTCACGGGCGCTTCCGTGTCGGCGGTGGGGATCATCGGGGCGATCTTCGGGGTACTGGGGGCCGTACTGGCCAATAGATTCCTGATCCCCGTATGGAACGGTTTCGCGGCGCTGAACAACTTCATTGCCAATGTCTTCCGCGAACCCGTCGCGGCAATCAAAGTCCTCTTTTACGATATGTGCCTGACGGTCCTGGGATATATCCGGAATCTGGCGGAGGGCATCGAGGGTCTCATCAACAAGATACCTGGCATGAGAGTAGACATCACCAGCGGGATGGATAGGCTTTACAGCAAGCTGGAGGACGCCTCGGCAAAGGTGAAGAGCGAGTCCGAGTGGGTGGAATACGTCAAAAGCAGGGATTTTATCGACTACGGAGACGCCGCCAAGGCCGGGTATGACTTCGGCGCAGGGCTCAGGGAAAAGGCGGCGGGGCTCTTTGGAGGAGACGACGCCGGCTTCGACTGGGACGCGCTCCAGCAGGGGGTTGACGCCACCGCCGCCAACACCGGCGCCATGGCCGACGAGGTGAACATCGCCGACGAGGACCTGAAGTTCATGAAGGACGTGGCGGAGATGCGGTATGTGCAGAACTTCGTCACCCTCACCCCCACCGTATCCATGGACGCCAGAATCAGCGAACGGGTGGACGTGAACGAGGTGGTATCCTCCATTGCCCAGGTGCTGGAGGAGGAGATCGCCATTTCGGCGGAGGGGGTGTACGCGTGAGCGGAGAAAAGTACAGCATCGTGCTGGAGTTTGCGGTGGGCAGTCTGACCCTGCCCGTCCTGCCGGAAAAGCTGGAGGTCAAGTGCGCCGGGGACAACGGCACAGCCAAGGTGCTCTCACTGGGGGAGGTCTCCCTCCTCCGGACGCGGAAACTGCGGGAGATCACCTTCTCCTCCGTATTCCCGGCGGCGGAGGCCCCCTGGGTTTCCGGCCCGGTCTCACAGCCCATGGCCTGCGTACGGGCCATCCAGGAACAGAGAGACGCGCAAAAACCCCTGCGGATGCTCCTGGAGGGCTTCGATCTGGACCTCAACGCCGCTTTTTCCATTGAGGACTTTACCTATACCGAGCAGTTCGGCACGGTGGGAGACCTCTCCTACACCCTCAAACTCAAGGAATACCGGGCGCCGGCGGCGCGGCGGGTCACCCTGCCCGACGATACCGGCGGCAAGGCCGTGGTGGAACAGGCGCCCAGGGCGGGGGAGCCGGAGACGGCCAAGACCTACACGGTGGTGTCCGGCGACTGCCTGTGGTCCATTTGCAGGCGGTGCTACGGTGACGGGAGCCGTTATCCGGAGCTCTACGAGAAGAACAAAGACGTGATCGACGCGGGCAACCGGGGGAAGAGCGTGCCCAAATACACCATCTATCCCGGACAGGTCTTTACGCTGTGAGGTGAGTGCATGGAGCTGTTGCATCAGAATCTGGACAGCGGAGAGACCCGTGAGCTCTCGGGGCTGGTCACGGCCTGCACAGTGAAGACCGTACGCCGGGGCGCGCCGGGGCAGATGGACCTCACCCTGCTGCGGGACGGGTCCGTCACCCTGGCCCACGGGGATATCCTGGCGCTGAAGGACGGGGACCGGAAGATCTTCTACGGATACCTCTTCAAGCTGGGCGGCAGCGAAAAGGAGGAGATCACGGTCACGGCCTATGACCAGCTCCGCTATTTGAAGAACAAGGACACCTATGTCTTTGAGGGACAACGGGCGGATCAAATCGCCGCCCAGATCGCCGCCGACTTCGAGCTGAAGACGGGGGAGATGGACAACACCGGATATGTCATCCCATCTATGACCATGGATGGAAAGACCCTGTTCGACATCATTCTGGAGGCCCTGGACCGCACGCTCATCAACACCGGGAAGATGTACGTGCTGTGGGACGACTACGGTGCGCTGCGCCTCTCCGACGTGGAGGGAGGCCGCTCCATCCTTGCGGTAGGGGACGGGAGTCTGGCTACCGGATACACCTGGGAAAGCAGCATCGACTCCGATACGGCAAACCAGGTCAAGCTGGTCCAGGACAACAAGAGCACCGGAAAACGGGATGTGTACATCGTCAAGGATTCGGCCCGGATGCGGCGCTGGGGCGTGCTTCAGCACTACGAAAAGGCGGACAAAGGGCTCAATGCCGGACAGCTCAAAGCGCAGGCCCAGCAGATGCTGGAGCTCTACAACCGGACCGCCGTGAGCTTGGAGCTCTCCGCCCTGGAGGGGGACCTGGACCTGCGGGCGGGGCGGTCCATCTACGTGGACATCGCGGACCGGGGGCTGAAAGGGTGGTACATTATCGACGAGTGCACCCACGACATCATAAAGGAGACGGTAAAAATGACGCTGTTGATGGCGGGATGCTGATCGAGCAGATCAAAAAGGCGGCCGGCGGCGCGGGACCGGACCCGGCGGCTTTATTTTTGGGCACGGTGGTCTCCGCCTCGCCTCTGCGAGTGAAGGTGGACGACCGCTTTGAACTGGGAGCGGCCCAACTGCTGACCTTCCGGGGAGCCTCCTTCGAGCCTGGAGACGGCCTGATCCTCCTGCGAGACCTAGGGGGACAGCGGTTCCTCGTGCTGGGGAGGTGCTGAGGCATGGCGCTGACACCGGCGGGGGCGGGGCTCTTACCGGAGATAGAGACCCGCGCAGGCAGGGAGGAGCCCTCCATGACCTACCGTATCGACTTTGACGCCGGGAGGGTGACCGGAAGTGTGGATGGGCTGGATGCCATGCGCCAGGCCGTCTATATGATCCTGAGCACGGAGCGGTTCCGCCACGTCATCTACTCCTGGGACTACGGCACGGAGCTGTCAAGGCTGCTGGGCCGGAGCAGCGGGGGGATGGAGAGCGAGGCGAAGCGGGTCATCTCCGAGGCCCTCCTGGCCGACGACCGGGTGACGGCGGTACGGGACTTCACATTCACCCGGAGTTCCCGGCGGACCCTGGCCGTGTCCTTCACGGCGGAGACCGCGCTGGGCGATATTGCGGTGGAGAGAGAGGTGGAAACCTGATGGATTACAGCGGACAGACATTTGAAGCTATCATGGCCCGGTGCCTGGCGCGAGTGGGCGCAGAGCTGGATAAACGGGAGGGATCGGTGATCTATGACGCCGTTGCGCCTTTGGCCGCGGAACTGGCGGAGTTCTATTCCCTCCAGTCGGCGGAGATGGACCGGGCATTCCCGGACACGGCTGCGGGAGCGGATCTCACCAACAAGGCCAAGGAGCGGGGGATATTCCGCCTTGCCGCCACCCAGGCGGTGCGCAAAGGTATTTTCACCGACGCGGAGGGCGCCGCCATGGAGATACCGGCCGGGAGCCGCTTTTCCGGCGGCGCGGTGAACTACGTCGCCGGGGAGAGGCTTGCCGACGGGGCCTACCGACTCACCTGCGAAACGACGGGTGAGATAGGCAACGCCTATACCGGAGTGCTGTTCCCCATTGACCACATCGACGGTCTGGGGAGCGCCACACTGGCCGACGTGCTCATCCACGGCGAGGATGAGGAGGATGATGACACGCTGCGGGCCCGGTACATAGCGTCCTTTGCGGGGATGGCCTTTGCGGGGAATGTGGCCGACTACAAGGCCAAGGTCTCCGCCCTGCCCGGCGTGGGCGGGGTGAAGGTCTACCGGGCCTGGAACGGAGGCGGTACAGTGAAGCTGGTCGTCACAACTTCCGCCGGAGGAGTGCCGTCCCAGGAACTGGTGGCCTCTGTACAGACCGCGATAGACCCCGAGGGATATCAGGGAGAGGGGAAGGGACTGGCGCCCATCGATCACTACGTGACCGTAGCGGGAGTGACTGGGTGCACCGTTGCGGTGTCCGCTAAGCTTACCTTCCAGGATGGGTACACCTGGGCGGGGCTGAAGAGCGCCGTGGAAGCGGCGATCCAGGGGTATCTGGACGAGGTAATCGCAGCGTGGGCGGACGACGCTGCCTCTGTAGTGCGGGTGGGTCACGTGGAGGCCCGCATCCTGGGCGTAAACGGCGTGCTGGACGCGGCGGAGACCAAGCTCAACGGTACAGCCGCCAACCTGACCCTTCAGGCCGACCAAATCCCTATTCTGGGGGAGGTGTCCAATGTCACTGCTTGACAAGTGGCCGGAGTTCCTGCAAGCCCTCGCTGAGTTCAGGGCGCTCTCCGACGCGCTCTCTCCGGAGGCGGATGCGGCCCGGGCCGCTGTGGAGGGCATGGCGAGAGAGTTCTCGGCCTATACCCTGTCTGAGTGGGGCGTGAAGCGCTGGGAGGATATTCTGGGACTCACAGGCAAAGACGCCGACGACCTAAATTCCCGCCGGGTGCGCATCATCACCAAGATCATCGAGCAGCCGCCCATTACCAAGCGGGTCCTCTACAACCAACTGCGGTCCTTGGCGGGAGATGGAAGGTTTACCATGGATATCGACTATGGCATCCATAAACTGGAGGTCAAGCTGGACCTGGGCTCTAAATCGGCCTTCGAGGACGTGAAGGCACTGGTAGAGCGAAGCGCGCCGGCGGATATGGTGCTGTCGGTGTCCCTGCTCTTCAACACCCATGCCATGCTGGGGGCCTATACCCACGCCGCGCTGGCGGCGTATACACACGAGGAACTGAGAAGCGAGGTGTTTTCCGATGGCGGCTGAGACCACCAACTACGGGCTGACCAAGCCAGCAGCAAACGAATCTTACGACATCACAGTATTTAACCAGAACGCCGACCTCATCGACGCGGCGCTGAAGGACCTGGAGGAGAGCAAGGCGGAGGGGGCGGCGCTGGCGGCGCACGAAGCGGACGGGGTGAAGCACGTCAGCGCGGCGGAGCGGACGGCCTGGAACGCCAAGGCGG